CATTCAACTCTGCTGCTTGTAAAGCATAGCCTGGTCTAAATGCTATGTGTTTATAATTTTTAGAACCACCGTCTGAGAGATCCCCAGACAATTCATGTTGTGTAACTCTACTTAAATGTGGCACTGCCGCTAAGGGTAGATCCTCACTTAAGGGTTCAATTATTCTATCATTAGGCATTATCTACTCCTTATTCCGTAATGTTTCCTAGAGTTATTATAACTCTAAAACTCTTTTCCCTTGATCCGATACCATTGTTGTTCGGCATAGTCCAATTTACTGTCTTTGTTGCAACGTACTCACCACTATCCGTATCTATTACGGAATCTACTTCTTTTGGAACCACGGTTTGGGTTTTATCAAGAGTGTAGGTGATATCATTTGTCGTATCCTTTAAAGTCTCTGCTCCAACAAATTCAGCAGGTTTGGTGCTGTGAATTTGAAGTTTAGTCGTTCCATCACTTTGGGACGTACTAGATCCAAACGTAATATTCTTATCAGTTGTTTGGAATCCAAACTGCTGATCACCTTTAGTTAAAGAGAAACCAGAACCTTTACCTGATGTACTTGTTGTAGTGGATGG